TCCATTGCGGTTTCTTTTTGTAACATCTGAGTTGTCATATAATTTTTTAAAGTTTCTACCTCCTTTATCTAAAGCATTACTGGTAGATCCCATCATACATTTTCCTATAATTCTACTACCAAGTCTTAATGTAGTTTTAGTAACCCTCCAATTATTAAGAATATTATTAGGTTTTTCCCACTTACCGCTTTCATCGTGTACTAATAGTTTTAATTTTTCACCGTCATAACTATTGTCACCTGTATTTTTCCAGTCAATAGTAGTATCTAATCCTTGTAAATCTACTGCTTCACTTCCTGATTCTATTTTTCTTCTAGTAAATTTAGAAGCTGGAACTCTATATGCTAATTCTGTTTTAGGTCGATCCATACCATCTTGAATCGGTTTAAAAAAGAATGGGTAATTAACTGATATGGGAACCACTTTGTCAGTAAACATCTTTTTAGCATCTGGTCCAGTTTTAGATAATATTCCATATCTTGAATCACTAGATATACTAGCAAGATTAACAATCTCTCCTGACGCCATAAATGAAAAACCAGATCTACGATTTTTAAGGTAACACATACCATAACATCTTGTGTCTGCTTTACAAGCTTCCCAAAACAAAAAGAACAACCTATTAGATTCTCTAAAATCTGGTGGACCTACATCAATCTTACTCCATTGTAAATACATATAATGAGTACCAGTAAGATAAATAGGAATTCCTTTATTATAAAACCAAAATCCTTCTTCACGTCTTTTAAACTCTTCATCAATATATTCAAACCATTTTTCTTTAAAATCTTCAGGATATTCTTTCCAATCAAATACTGTTTTAATTCTTTTTAAAGCTTTAGGATATTCTGTTTTAGTCCAAGTTCCGTTTTCAAATTTATGAACTTTTTCTTCTTTAGGTAAAGCTATTTTAAGATTTTGTATTTCATAGATTTCACCTATTTTACCAGTCTTAGATATTATAATTACATCATGTTCTTTATTGTATCCATACTCCCACTTTTTATACCTATTATTTCTTTTAAGAATTTTAGGTTTAATATAATCAGGTAATATTTTATATAAAGTTTGTTCGTACATTATTTAGACCTCCCTTCTGCAAAACCTCTAAAAGTTTTCTCTTTTTTCACCTCTTCTTTAGGTTTGTCTTCTAGCATATTTTTTTCTTCTTCTAATCTATTCAAGATTTCAAAAGCATCGAATATAGCTAGTTTTTTAGTGGCTGCAGCATTCTTTAATCTATCTGCGGAAATATCTGGACCATAATCTATGATTGGTTCTTTAGCAACTTTAATTAACTCTTTAACTGCTACTTGCCCAGCCTGGATTATATTCTTCTTCGTTTCCTTTGTACTCATATTTTATAATAATATCATTTGATTCCATACAATAAATTCGCTTACCATCAATGATAAACTCCCATTCACGACCTGGTTTATACCCAACTAAGTCTCCTGGGTTAATATCAAGTGCTTCTAATTCATTATTACCTATTTTTAATATACCTACACATTTCTTCTCTAAATCTAATGTTAGAGAATCAGTATCCTTAATTGGCATTACAAAGCATCTATCTAAAAATGGTAGCCATTTATCATCTTTTTTATATAAATAAATTTGATTTGGTTTACAAAAATATAAATTTTCTTTAAAATATTGTGAGCTATTTCTTTCATTTCCTCTTACATCATACCATCTTCTAAATATATTATGATGTATTATTACTTCATCACCCTCTTTTATATCTGTACAATAAGCAATGGGAGTAGACACAACTATCGCGTGTCTACTTACCATTTTATGATCTTCAATATTCGTGTTAACAACTAACGTGGTATCACCTATTTTAATTTTATTATTATATCTACCTTCTTTAGGTTTTACAATAAAATTATATATACTATTCATTAATATTCTAAATCGTATTCTACAGATATAGCCATGTTAGAATTAAATTTCTTCCAAGGCATTATCTCATCATCTTTTTTTATATAAATATTATAAGAATTATCTTCTTCATCTAGGCTTATATGGTGAATAATATGACCACCATATACTTGTTGTCCTATCGAATAATGCATCGCTTCGTTTTTATAATCAGCACCTATACTGATCTTTCTTATAATAGAGTCCATTTCTTACTTCTCTTCAGTCGTGTCCTCTTGTTTTACTTCTTCGTAAGAACCATCAGTTAAGTTGATATTTACTGAACCATACTTTTCTTCTAGTTCTTTTTTAGTAACATCTAAGTCTTTTAGAAATGCTTCATAAGCTTGCATTACTTCAACTTTTTTTACTTCTAAAGAACCTATATCTAAAATACATCTTTGTATTTTATTAGTTTGTTCTTTAACTGATTCTAATTCTTTGTCTTCAATTTTTTTAATTTCTGCCATTTGATTTAATTTTAATTATTATTATTACTCTATATATTTATCACTTATTAATATGTGATTTTACTTTTTAAATATGCTACTCGCCTTTTCTGTCGTTCGTCCACCGAAATAGGCTAAGACGACTGACATCATTATCTTCTCGAAAGTATCATTCCATAATTCATTTATATGAAAAGGTAGTGTTTCTATACTATCTAAAATTCCAGCTAATGAAAATATAACTATACACCACACTAATACTAACGGGCGTACATTTTTACTCATCCAAGAATCAGACATAGAATCTGCTTCCCATCTTGACGTGATAGCTTCTAATTCTTTATTCTGTTGGTCATATATTAATTGCTGAAGTTTAATTTTATCATCTGCAGGAGCATCTGATTTTGTTATCTCTGCTATCGCTTCTTGAGGTGAAGTAACACCTTGTAAAACATTACCCAAAGTTGGGTTAATAACAGATGCAGCTCCAAAAAGTAGCTGCCCAACGGTTGTATCTTTAAATTTCTTTTTTGCCATATTATTTATTATAAGGAAATAAGTTATTTAATTTGTCTTTTCTTGATTGACATCCACATCCACCTGGTATATTATTTGCTAATTTTTTTATTCCTGTGGCTTGTGTAAATTTTTCTATTGTATCTCCTAAACCTTTTGATTTCATTTTATTATAATTTTTCGAAAGAATCTGTCTTGCTATATGCTTCTTTTTCCCAAGGTAAATTAGGATCACCTTCTTTCATTTTGCTTCTAGGATATTTTTTACCTTTCCAATATACACACTCATCATCATACCATAAATCACCCCTTCTTATTTGATCTATATGAACCTCCTCATGTTCTATAACGCTTTTTTTAGCTTCTTCAGATTGATCAGGATCTACTAAAATAGTTCCATTCTTGTTTCCTTTTCCTAAACATCCTTCTTCTAATTCTCTTTCATAAACTGGAGAGGTTTTTTCAAATGGTGGTTTTAATTTAAATGCCATAATTTAAATATTTTTATATCCAACAGGCATTCCTAATGTATTAATACCTTGTCTCTTTTTTATCTTAGGTTCTTTACTTGCTAAATCTTGAACTAAATTTTTACTACTTATTGCACCTTCAAGAACACCAACCCCTTTCATTGTTTTATACATTTTACTACCTTTATCTACGTATTGAGTTCCTTTTCTAACTATATTAGCAGCGGCAAAAACATCTCCTGCTCCAGGAACTGCAGAGAAACCAAATATTGCTGCATTTTTAGCATGTTTTTTAGCTGCTTCTGTATCTCCTTTAGCTAAATTATATATACTTCTTCCTCCAGAAATAGCAGTATTTAATATATCCGCAAAAGGATTTACTAATCCTCCTAAAGTTAACATATCTTGAAATTTATCTAAACCACTTCTAGTTTCTGATTGTGCTTTTTCATTATTTTGTGTAATAATATCTTTTTCAGCATCAGCAGAAATATCTATAGGTTCTTCTTCTACAACAACTTCTTCTTCTTTCTTCTTTGGTTTAGGAACATATTTTCCTATACCTCCATATGAAAGAGGAGATTGAAAAGCATTACGGGATATGCCCCACTTCTGTGTATAAGGCATGATCTAACTATTAGCGTGGTATGCAGCTAGTACTTTATCTGCTTCTTCTTTAGAAGAGAAACCATCTCTCCATACTCCGCCTTTTTTGTTATTTAAAATAACCCATTCGCCTCCTCGTTGTACAACGCAACCTTTTCCACCTTCTGATTTAGCACAACCTTTTCCGTTGGATAACAATGGAGATGAGGTACGACTTAGAGGATTGTTTTGTGTATAAGCCATGATTGTTTGTTTTATTTAGTTGCTGCTCCGTGATCTAATTCAGGAATATATTTATCTAAATCTTCTCTTTCTTTAGCCGCAGTTTCATTTAAAGGCGATGAAGATCTTCTTGATATATGCTCTTTCTTTTCATCATATCTTACGTCTTCTGCTAAATGTGTGATGTGTTTTTCGTCAGCAGTTTCCCACTCTTTATTACCATCTCCTTTGCCTCTAGCATCATCTTTAATGTCTCTTTTAAGATAATCCATGTGAGCTTTATCGTCTTTAATTGCTGCATGTACATTACTTTTTGTAATATGCGTATGCATGTGTTTGTGAATTGGATGTCCCATTTTTATTTATTTTAAATTATTAAGTATATGCGATTATATTTTCCGCATTTGTTTCTGTACTTGGATTAGCTCCTGCAGCTGCAGCACCAACCATTACTCTTTGTACTACTAAAGGTAATACGGTTCCTGGTTGAACAGCTTTTATAAATACATCATTTCCATCTATAGTTTTAACATAAACATTAGATGCGGCGCTACCATCTTCTGCTGAACCTATTTGAATTACAAATCCTTTAGGATTAGCTTTATTAGCATCATAAATATTATATTTTTTTGTTGCAGTTCCTCCTGCAAATATATCAGCTGATAATGATAGTTGAGTATTACTATCTACAGCTGTAACTGTAGCAACA